ATTTGAACTGTGTGTGCATTGTGATAAACTCCTTATTGCCTACAGTGGCATTGTGTACAAACCAAGAAATTACCTGAATGTACTAACCTGTCATCATTACAGGCTACACAAACATCGGTAGATGGTAAGAACTTTACCTGGTCGTTCTCTATGCGCTCCAGGTAAGGTCCACCACGTAATATTTCAACGTATCCCATTTATTCACCCCCTTTGTCTTTCGGAAAAAACCAGGCACCCGTTGAATCTTGCTTAGCCCAAACAGCGTGTTCTTTTATGCCATTTTGACATACGTATCCATAATAAGGTTTACCTGTCGTTTTATTTGTGCCAGATCGTAAAGTATGCCCATATTCACAACACATAGTTGGTGGCTTTGGTGGTTCAGGTATTTTCACACCATCTGTAGTCCACTGCACTGGATCATCTAATTTATTATCTACACTAAATGATGCACGCAACACATCTTCAACAGCTCTAGCTCTTGTGCCAGGTGGTGAATATGTTGCAACCTTATTCATCTCTTCTCTGCTAGCCCTTTTGCCCTTAGCTGCATAACCTGCATTTGCAAGCGCTCTGCCGATCGCTGAAGTCTCAGCATTCTCCAGTGCAGAAGTTGAATTGACACCCCGATCAGAAATGCTTTCACTAGCAAGCCCAGTCGCCCACGACTTTGCATCGGCTTCTGTCTTAAATAATTCAGCACTAACAATGTATCTAGTGTCTGAGGCCTGCTCGATCTTTGTAGATATTCTTCCATCTGGATATTCCTTCCAAAACTTTTCCAGTCGGCTCTCGACTGTTTCATAATCAGCTAAATTAAATGCCATTAGTCATCCCCCCAAGTGAAGTTGATGTCGGTCTCTGCATCCAAGACTGTCTGGTATATCGAAAGGTAAGCAATAGCATCCTTGATTGAGTCGCTGTGATTTGCAGATTCAGTAAGCCGAGAAACCTTGACGAGCGCCATACATAATGCGACTTGACTAGGTGTAATTGGATGGTCGAGGTATGCCGACCAGAGATCACTGATCCTTTTATGGTTTGTGTAAGGGTGACCATAGACCGCTCCCCTTGTATGGACCAGATCGACAACATCGGCCAGCAGCTTCTCAGTTTTTGTCATAGTCAAATACCTCATCGGTTTTAACCTTGTTGTCAATCATTCTGCGGTGCATATCCCAGCCGTCTTTACGGCCAATCCAGTAGTAACGATCTTTGGCATCGCTGATGCTTTATTTATTAAAAGTATCCAATACTTACGCCCAGTACCAACCACGCTAATTGCTCAAACGCATTTCGCATTTCCAACCAGTTATTCATGCGCTCACCAAAGTTTTGCGTAGGTGGCAAGGGCTGGCGTAATTAGTTAGCAGAACCCAATCGCCTGTACCTTCATCGCTGTGTGTAGCTTGATTAGATCCCATTACATTTAAAAACGCCTGTGCCATTTTTAGTGCAGCGTAATTGTCAAACCAGTACGCATACTTCCATGATAATAATGGAGCAGGTTCAAATCGGTCTAATTGTTTTTCCCAATCCTGGCCGTTCCATTCCATTGAGTTGATCCACAGTTGTTCAAAATCAGCCGCCTTTATGTCAATCTGTATCTTCATTTGTAGCCCTAACTATCCTCATATTTTGTGGTACAGGCATAGTGTTGCACCTGTGTACGACTTTGTGGATTATTTAGCGGATTATTTTGATAACGATTTGATAACGATGTTATGCGTAGAGTTTTCCAAGCGCTGTGAATGAGCCATCCTTAGGATCAACGGGCACTAACGTGGGTGTTAGCCCCTTTTTTGACGTTTCAAGTATAGCAAAGCCATTCTGCCAATTTGCGCTGTTATAGCGTATATAAGACATTTTTTTCATATTGCATAGGTTTCCACTCTCGATACCTGTAAGGGCCCTGTAATGGCTTCCTATGGCTTCTGTGAAGGTGCTGGCGCCCATCCTGTGGCTATGCCCCACAACGCAACTTTTACCCCATTTTTTGGCTAAATTAAGGGCAGTAATTCCAGCGTGCTGACTCATACTCCCTTCATCGCCATGGGCCAATACCCAACCTGGGTGAAACTCGTATGCCGTTTTATGATAAACCATACCCATTTCGGAGAATCCCATAAATCTAGGATATTGCAACTCTGGTAAACTAATTAAGCCAGGTACTTTTAATAAAGTGTTATATAGGCGATCAGTATGATTACTGCGGATAATATGACACTCTCGGCTGTACTCGGATGAGTCCCACAATATCGCTTAGCATAATTCCCTATCATCGTGAATGGTCTGCCGATAAGCCAAAGGTGTGCCTTCAGCCCATTTGCTAATTGTGTTAAAGTCAATTTCATCCCCAACCACCAATACTGAATCAAACTTCTCCCGCCTTGCTAACTTGATAACATTCTAATTACAGCTACCTCGTGATATGGCACCTGCAGATCGCTGATTACCAGATAGCGCTTAATCTTCTTCCTCATCTGGTGTAGGGATACGTGGGATAATTCCCTTGTCGCCTACTACCCAATCAGGCATTGACTCTGGACTATCCATGAGATAAAGAGCAACTGATTCTGAGAATCCTGCTTTACGTGCAGCTTTGAACATCTCATGTTTGGCAATATAAAACACTTCTAACTTAGATAAAGGCTCAGGTGATTTGCGTACCCTGCGCCTGTTAATTTTTCTACGCTTGCGTGTAGTTGCCATAATTAAAATTATCGCTTACTGATTAAGACAAAGAGATCATCGACACGCTGTTCAAGTCGAGTTAATTGATCTTTCATGCTAGTACCAGAATTAGGTTTCAACTCAGCAAGATAGGATCTAATAACCCAACGTAGAGCCACTAAGCCAGTTGTGATTAAAGTGCATGCGCCAACGGCAACAGCGACCCATTCGTTTATGCTCATTTTTTAGGAGTTGCATACCCAAAGACACCTGCTAGTAATGCCCATAGAATTGAGCGATAGTCAGCTGCGAAATTGGATGCTGCCCAGGCTGATAAGAATGCACCTAGTGTTAGTACGTATGGATTTTTCATCTTCATAACTTGCCCCCTAGTAATGGGATATCGAATGGTTTTCCATCGAGATCGCCTAGTTTTGTAAAGCTACCGTGCAAATGTTTTTTGTGTGGGTTTATGCCTTTGTATTTACGCCATCTCCAATTTAATATCTTTGAAGCGATGTGGTGATTGTGGATGACGTAAGATATGCGTTTATCGGTTTTGGCTGCGATTCGGATTTGGTCAGCCAGATAAGCACTGATCCCCTCGGATGAACCCAGGCTAGAATCAATATCAACTGCTCGGACCCACCCAAAGATGTCTGGATTATGATCCGATTTTCTGGTGGTATGGCGGCTATCGCCCACCCACCCATCACTGGCAGTACGCCTATCTGGAAACCACGTATCAACTTGATCTCTTAACTGCACGCCAGCTGCACATAACTTTGGTTTCATCAGGAAAGAAGTAAAGCGGCTTCCTCAGCTGTAATGCCTAAACGATCTAATAGGTCAGCCTTTGCTTTTGCTTTAGCTGCATCCTCAGCTTCTTTAGCCACTCTGTCAGCCTCAGCCTTAGCAGCGTCTGCCTCGCGTTGAGCAATCTCTTCGGCAGTTAATTCTACCTCTGTTTGCTCTCCTGTTTCACAGTTGATTATTAGTTTAGTTGGCATTGTTTCTCCTTATGAGTTAGATATTCCGTATAAGTAAGCGGTTGAATACTGCTTAAAATTAGCGGTTGCGCTTTGTACTGTCATTTTGATAGATGTTATTGCGCTAGTGCTAGACCATAATCCAGCGTCTAGAACTACTATTGCGCTAGATGAATTATTTTCCATAACTGTATCAACCGATACCGATTTGTAATTACTAGAGGCATAGTTAGGAATATACAATTCAGTATTGCTAAAGGTTGAGGCGGTTGCACCATCACCATCAATATAAATATATTTGATTGCGGTGCTACTATCTGAACCACTTGCTACGCTTCCGCTTCCAATACCATACAAATACTTAACAGAATAATTGCTACCAGTATCATTATTAAATTGAACGCCTATCCATTCCCAGTTGCCAGCACTTGAAGCCCTAGCAGATAATTTGACGCATAAGTCGGTGTAAGTATTAGGTATAGATGTGAACTCTATATTAGCCGCACCACCACTACCAACAGTTGAACTCGCTATTAAAGTATATGTGTTTGCCATTATGCCGCCGTTATTCCGTAGAGAGTGAAGGTTGAGCCTGAGGTTATATTGCCCGTTGATAGATAAATCTTGATGGAAGTAATGGCAGAAGTGCCACGCCATAAATTGACATAAGCATCAGTACCTCGGTTGCCGTTGCTGGCTCGGTTGATAACTGTTTTATATGTTGTAGCGTTTGAATAATTCATAAAGTTGGCGATAGTTACTGAGTTGGCAGTTGTCTGAGGTGAGCCACCATCACTAAAACGCATGTTACTTGCGTTGCTATTTCTACTTGATGAGGCTGTTGTGCCATCACCAGTTAATCTAGTGTTTGAATAATTGCTAGCAGTATCAGCATTTACTTGGCAAAAAATATCTACGCCTGCACTACCTGCGCCTAAATTCATTACCAATACTAAATCTGTATAACCGCTAAATGAGTTAAAGGTTACATCTGCTTGCGCACTACCTAAAGTAGTAGTCGCTATCGGAGTATATGTTGAACCAGCAGCCATTATGACCCCTTAATGCCGTATAAGGCGAATTGTGAATATTGTGTCCAATTTGTTCCTGCTTGTGGATATAATTTTATAGAAGTTATAGCGTTTGTAGACATCCAAACACCACTGCCAAGACCTACTCTTCCACCAACGCTGGCAATAGTGCCATTTATATCAACACCCTGTAATGCTCTTACAGTTTTATATTTATTAATATTTTTGTAGTCAAGAAAATCAATAACAGCGACACCCCATACTAAAGAAGAGTTGCCAGTTGATGTACCAATTTGTCCATCACCAGGTCTTAGATAAGTATTACTGGTTATTGCATTAGCACTAGCAGAACTACCATCACCATAAAGCCAATGAGTTGCATAATTGCTACCAGTATCACTATTTAATTGCATTTGAATACTATCAATACCATAGGTTCCTCTATTGGTTTGTGCTAATGCTCTTATTTGTAAATGTTCCCAAGTGCTAGGAATAGAGGTAAACTCAATTTGACTACTACCACCTGAACCAACAGTAACAGTCGCTATTGATTCGTAACTATTAGTGCTTGGAGTTACCCCAACGCTTAAACTACCTAATTATGTATTAAGCAATTCCGCCTACCACATACCAAGTATCAGTTGCAGTCTTGATACAGACAGCAGATTTGTATTGGGCTAAAGTTGGTGAAGCTGGAGTTGCACCAGCTGATAAAACAGTGGTTGTACCAGGCGTTACTGCGCTTATAGTGCAAGTACCTGCGCCAATATTTAATACTGTTAATGCTGTGCCAACTGGGAATGCTACTGATGCATTAGTCGGGATCTTAAATGCAATAGCAGTTGCTTTATTCATTATTTCTAAAACCTGGTATTGATCTGCTGATACAGCTGTGTAATCGGCAGTGTTGGCTGTGCCTATTGTGAATGAAGTTAGCCCATTAAACATTGAACTGGTGAGTACATCACCTGTCGATGCTGGAAATCCTGTTGCCATTATTGCTCCTTAATAAGATAAGACGTTGGTGCCTAAGACCCCGTAATCTACGTTGCCTATTATAAACCCATCTATGACAGGTTCTAGCGTTGTAAACACTGTTTTGAAGCTATTAGGGGTGATCGTGTTTGCTACGCCAAAGATTTGTAAGGTTTTCTGTAGTTTTGAGCCACCAGGTTGGGTGGTAATAACTGTTATTGGATCAAAGAAATCTAGGTCTAAAGCTGCAATAATGCCTGAATTGTAATCAGCGCTGTATAAATCAAGCTCAATAGCATCGCATCGGATTGTGGTCTCAGCCCTAGATGCAACATAGGCTTTGGCATAGTCCAGGGCTACGGCATCGGTCTGCATTAGCAGGTCTTGGAGATTATAACTATGGATAAAGTATTTAGTTATGCTGGCTGAATTAGTCGCTGTTTGAGCAGTGCCACCAGTCCTGGTAATTGTGGCTGAATTAAAGACCAAAGAATCATCTAATTTCCAGGCTGCGTTGGCGTATGGAATACCAGTGCCATCATCTGCAAACTTTGTAGCTGTGCCACCGATTGATTTTGTAGCTGTGGATCTATCCTTAAATACAAAGTTGCCATTGAAATCAACATAGATAGCGCCATACTCTGAATCTGCAACAGTCTGCATGGCACCTAGTGATGTGCGTGCTGTGCCTGGATCTGCCTGGAGTGTGGTTTGACCTGCATCTATTGAACGCATTGTCGCTGGCCAAGAGATTGTGTTTAATATTTGATTGACTCTAGCCCCTGATAGATCACCAGCGGCAGCACCAGTTACTGTTGATATTTGTGCATTCTGAGCCAGTCTCATGGCATCTACAGCCTGTATGGTTGTATAGGCAACCTCTGTTGCATCCTTTGGCTGAGTGTTTACATAAGATGTAATGAATCCTGAGAATATAGGGTAAGTAACATTATTGTAGTTAGCAGTGATCTGCACCTTCTTCATTGGTGTCAATAAACCATAATAAGGTGATGATGGATTGCTAGGGTTAAAATCTCCGTTTTGATCCACGATCCTTGGAGTTAAGGCCTGTTTGGAATTGATCTAGTAAATGCGTTCGGCCTGTGCTGGTTTGTACGTAATTAACTCGATCAGATACATCCACAATTACAGCTACAGCATCGGCCAATACGTTTACACCTAATTTACCAATATCGATCTGCATGGCCTGGGCAGTGCTAGGCCCAGTAGAGAAGTTAATTATCGCATTGATTGTTGGTACAGCCACTATAAAGATCCTGCTGGCAGTAGTTTGTTGCCTGATTTTAATATGCTTAATACGTTTTGCTGGATTACAGCTTCTAATTGTTGATCTGTAACTATGGTGCCAGCGTTTACTGTTACGCCTACGGATGGCCCACCGCCACCGCCACCTGTCTGGGCTCCTTGATTTGTAGCACCTTGTGGCACGTTGTAAGTCCTAGATCCATCTTCCATTGGTGCAATTTGATTTCTAGCACGTGCAGTCATTTCGCCTAAAGCATTAAATAAGGCTGGGCCAAAACTGGTTAATGCGCCAGCAGCTTGATAACTTGCATCGGCTAAAGCCTTAGCAGCGTTTGCACCTTCTAATTCTGCATTGTATTTCTTTGCTAGTGCTTCATTATTGTCTAATATTGCTAATTGCGCCCTGATGCGTAATTTAGTCTCTTCATCGGTGGCAGCATTGAGGGCAGCTAATAATCCTATGCGCTCGACATCAAACTTGTCTTTTAATTTGTCTATTTCGGTGCGTGCTTTATTGCTAGCCTGAATAATGGCATATTCATCTTTGCGTGCTTTAGTAAGATTCTTTGACAAAATAATATCGGCTCTAGGGTTGCCTGCACCATAAGTAAAGTTAGATGATGGCTTCTGTGTTTTACCTATATCGTAAGCAATCAAACCTGCTGTGCCTAAAATAAGTTGCTTTTTGCCTAGAGTTAATAAAGCAGTAATTGCCAATAAGAACTTCCCAACATCACTGTCAATGATCTGTTTTACCTGGCCAATTAATTCACCCATACCTTTAGTAGTATTCGCTATGGCATTAGCAAAACTATTCATTGAGTTAGCAGCTTGATCTATTGAATTATCTCGGCTTAATGCACTAAGAGCATCAATTAAACCTTTACCTATAATTTCTGTAGCATTAGCAGATGCAACCTTTAATAGATCCATCTTGCCAGCGTAAGTATCTAATCTAGCTGCTGCCTGGCCTGCAAACTTTTTATCGAGTGCGGCCATTATCTTATTCATATCGCCACTGGCTATTGTGGCTTTATCTAATCCTGTGCCTAATCTTGAAAGGGCTGTTGTTGTACCTGATGCGCCTTTGGCTATTGCAGCTACTACGCTAGCAAGGTCTTTACCTGTGCCTGCGCTTACATTTAATGCGGTTTCTAACGCTTTCTGACTTAGCGTTACCGATCCAGTAGCATTTAATAATGTTTGAAACGCTGGGCGTAATTGGTCATCTAGTACGCCATATAAAGACTGCAAACTGGCTATGTAATCTTCTACCTCAGATATTCTAAAAGCGTTACCAGTATTTTCTAATTGAACCGCAAGCGATTTAGCAGCTTTTTCATCGTTGGCAAATGCATTGATAGCCTTCTTGCTAAATGCAACTAATGCGCCTGTAGCAAACAGCCTGGTAAGTGATTTATTTAATGCTTTGGCTTGTTTATCAAATGCGTTTAGATCTTGCTTACCTTTTTTAAGCGCTTTACCATTCCAGGTGGCGAGTGCCGATACAACTACATTGGCCATTATGCTGCCTTCTTTACTTCTGTAGATTTATTAAAATGTATAGCTGTAGCATTGATGGCACAAAGGATTGCATCATAAACTTTGCCACTGTCTTGCGCCCAGGCTTTGTAAATTAAGCGACCTTTAGTTTTACGGCCCCCACCACGTACGCCTTTCATCTTAGGCTGTGATGTTAATGCTGGCATTGATGTTACAAATTGATAACCTGCAAATGGATTATTTGATGCATACTCTCTAGTAGATCGATTGTATGTATATTCTTTAGCACGTTTTTTACCTTCAAAACCCTGTACTGGGCCAAAGGTTGTGTTAGGTCGGCTAGGATCGATTTGCTGAAATGGCGCTCTGCCTTGTGGATTTTTACGGCCAGCAGTTTCATAAATGCGGCCAGGTGCGCTTACGTTGTAAACATAATTGCTTACCTTAAATCCATTTTTGAATGTTTTGTTTTCTCCTGCGTTGTATCCAATACCAGCTTTAACTGTGCCAGCATCATATTTGGGAAATGGGCGGTAGTTGATTTCAGGATTTATTGGTTTTGACCAACCAGATAAAACCTCACTATTAGTAGGTACAAAACTCTTTGCTTTAGATGCTACGTTACGCATAAGTGGATCAATAGCACGCCTAATACGCTCACGCATATCTTCATCAATAAAACTTAGACCAGCCAGGACATCCTTAACGCCTACGACCTCTGCTGGCACGTTGAATCTCCTTAGCTCTATCCGTCAATACTTGGATGATAGCCCGATACATTTCTGTATCCATCTCAATAAACTCTTTAGGCGGTATCCCAGTCTCTACAGATAATTGTGCGATGCTGTAAAGGATTGAATCCCGCTGTATTATTTTTTTTCTTCGTCTAATACCTCGACAGTTTCTAGACTGTCAATAAACTCAATTCCCCATAAAGGTATCTGAGCGCCAGCCCTGCGTAAGCATTCATAAGCCAGCCAGAATATCTCTGTTTGACGTTCATGCTCACGCAAGACCTTGCTAATACCTGATCCGTACTTTAACTCGAAAGCGTACTCAACACCTGGTGTTATCTTGTGTTCTGATACTTCACCATTAGCCCTTGTTATCTTTAGCTTTGCCATTATTACTCCTTAATTAAAATGCCACCGATGGGGACACTGTTAGTGCGGAGTTCATTGTAAAGGTTACAGAAGAAGATGCAACATCTCCCACGCCACCTGTACCGACTGGAGTTAGGTTGTTTACCAAGATTGAGAATTGGTAAGAAGGGTTAGCAGCTGATACGGCAGTGCCTTTAACTGTGATGCATGATACAGATAAGGTCTGACCAAAAGCATCGTTAAGGGTTTGCATTACCTGGCTTGCAGCCCAGTCATTTATGAAGTCGATTGTGAATGATCCAGATTGTAGGCCAGCAACAAACTTATGTGCTGTGTCGCCCATAGCTGTTACTTCTAGCTCATCTACTACCTGGTTGATTGTTACACCAGTTACATATGCGCTGATGTCTACTGAAGGTGTGGTCTTGGCAGCATTAGTAGCCAACTTAACACCTACGTTATTGTTTAGATAGATTGCCACGTGTTATTCCTCGTCTTTCTTTGTTTGTGCAGTTGGTTTTGGTGCTTCTTTAATTTGGCCTGTCTTGATTAAGAAGGCTAAGTCTTCTGCTTGTGTACTCATTTTAACTCCAGCTCGTTAGGATTGATACTGTTATTTCTGATGTTAATAAATCTCCACTAGCTGCGTTAGTTATAGCTGGAGCGGAGACACTTGATAT